CAGGAACTGTAGTACACAATATTTTTGGGCAATATAATCTTGGGTGGTTTTGGGACGAAAGCAAGGAACCTGAATTACCTAATACAATCCCATTACAAAAAGCCGCATCGAATATATTGGGTCTACCTTTTAGTGAAATCAAACCAAGAATCCATTATAAAATAGGTGAAAGACCATACTCCGAGAAGTACATTACAATTGCAACAAATTCCACAGCGGGATGTAAATTTTGGACTAAAGAAGGTTGGCAACAATTGATAAATTATCTAAACTCAATAGGATATAAAGTTGTCAATGTCTCGAAAGAAAATAATCCCTTCGACAACTGTGCAAAATTGCAAGATACTTCAATTGAAAATACAATCAATGTTATTCACCACAGTGAATTTTTTATTGGACTCTCAAGTGGATTGTCTTGGTTGTCATGGGGAATTGGAAAACATGTGGTTATGATTAGTAACTTTACAGAAGCCGACCACGAATTCACATCGAATTGCACAAGAATTACGAATCCAAGTGTTTGTAACAGTTGCTGGAATAACCCTAACTACAAGTTTGATAAAGGAGATTGGAATTGGTGTCCAGTTCATAAAGGAACAACTCGCCAATTTGAATGTCACACATCAATAACATCTGAAATGGTGATAAATAAAATACAACACTTATTAAAATGAACTTAGACCAATTTGTATGGGAACCAAAATGTTATAATGGATTCCGCGAAACCGTAGAACAAGAAATTTTTATTGATAAAATTTATGAAAGACATGTTCGAGTTGAAGAAGGTGATGTAGTTTTTGACATTGGAGCAAGTTTGGGGCCATTCACATTTTCTATATTAGATAAATCCCCGTCACAAGTTTTTGCCTTCGAACCAAGTTACGAAGAATTCAAAACATTGGTCCTTAACACAAGGCATGGGAACGTAACTCATATCAATAAGGGCATTAGTAACATTGTAGGAGAATTTAATTTTACAGACGTATTCGATTTGACAGGGAATCACAAACTATATTCAACAACATTTAAAAAAGTTATTGAAGATTATGGAATCAAAAAAATTGATTTTTTGAAAACGGATTGTGAAAGTGGTGAGTATGAGATTTTCACTTTAGATAATTTGTTTTGGATTAAAAACAACGTAAAAAAAATATCAGGTGAGTGGCACTTGAGAACTCCTGAACTTAAAGAAAAATTTAAGATTTTTAGAGATGTTTACCTACGATTTTTCCCAAACTTCAAAATATTTTCTTTCGATGGAGTTGATATTACTTGGTCAATTTGGAATGAGGATTTTATTCCGTACTATAATGAAGTTATGGTATACATTGATAATAGATAAAGACTTTGAGTTGCACTATATTTATACTTAAGGAAAAAACAAAAAAATATGAAAGGAACAGTATTCTCAGCCGATTTTGTCAAAGACTCTAACGGAAACTTAAGATTATTAGAACTGAACACGGATACAGGGTTTATAGATCAGGAATTAGTAAATTTTGATTTCAATGGATTCTTGACTGTATTGTCTTCTAATAACATCACAACATTAGACATTATTTATAAACCATTTTTGCACATTGATTTTGTTAATAAATTGATAGAAGAGGTGAATAATACCTTACCACTTATTTCAATCACCTTACATGATGAAAACATTAATTCAATCTATCCGACATCAGTTCCAGATGCAGCAGATAAATTTGTGTTGAGATTGGCTTACGACGAAACCGCAATATTTGATAGCGTTTATTGTAAAAATAGATTGAATGTTTATAACCTATTCACTGAAGATTCAATCACCGACTATTGTGTTGGATATTATCACTCTTCATCATTAGGAACTTTTGACACATTGACAAAAGAAGTAAATGCCTCTAATATACCAGATGCCACGATAAAAGACGTTTATGAATCATTCAATCCAATTAATTTTTACAAAATAAACGTTGAGAATGGAACAGTTGAAGAAAATTGGAATAATTTTATTCAAGGTAAATCTTCTGAAGATACTCTTATTGAACAATACCATTTTCATTCGTCCACCGTTGATGAAAATAACCACGTCACATCCATAAGATTTTTTGCAATAGTTTATGGTTCGAATTTGGATATACTTCCTCTACACAGTTACAAAATAAGTTCGATATTCGAATTACCAACTACGGTTAATTTAGAAGAAAATTCAAATAAGATAAAAGATTACCATTTTTACGAATTTGCAACAAACATGTTCAAAAATGATTCGGCTGGCATCTTATCTACACATGAAGTTCTAATGGCGGACCAAACTTGGGAAGAAATTTCCAACATTCAAGTTGGTGATGAAATCCAATCTTATTCGATAAGTGGATCACCCCAAAGTGAGTCTGATTTGAATTCATTGACTTGGAACTACGAGGGTAGTGAATTCCCTGAGGGGTCTTTTCTCACAACTTCGAGTGTAGTTTTCAGAGATGTTGCAAATCTGAAATATCACTCTATGATGGAAATGGTGGTAGATAGTGATTCTTTGTTTTCAGGAATTAATAAAAAATATTTGGTATACAACAGTTTAACTAACAAAAGTAGTTATAAATACATTGCCGAAATTAACGCGATCACAGATTATCTTTACGATTTGAACGGCGAATTAATTCAAGTTGATGAATTAAACTTTTACGTGTCGTCAGACAGTGGATTATCTTTTGTTGAATTAGATGTTGAAGATTCAGATACATACATTATAAATGGATCCACCGCCTTTCATAGTTTAGTCTCTCACAATGCACCTTGCTTTGTGGCAGGAACCAAAATTCAAATGGAGGATGGTACAACAAAAAATATTGAAGATGTTTCAGTTGGGGATTCAATTGTTTCATTCGACTTCAAAAATGATGAAACAAAAATCAATAAGGTTTTAAATATATTTTCCAAAAAAGTAGATAAAATAGTAATCTATGAGTTCGATAATGGAGGTACTTTGAAATCCACATTAGACCATCCAATTTTTGTGAATGGTAAAGGGTGGTCTGCGTTTGATAATGTATTGTCTAACAACTTATATCAATTAGATTCTCCAGTGCTAAAAATTGAGATAGGAGATTCAGTAAAACTTATCAACACTAATGCAGTTTTAGAGAAGATTACATTATTAAACGAAGAAACTAGAGTTTATAATCTATCCAAAATTGAGATAAACCATAATTATTTTGCAAACGATATATTAGTACATAATCGAGCTTGTTTTGTTAAAGGAACCATGATTGAAATGGGGGATGGTACAGTCAAACCAATTGAAGAAATTAGTGTTGGAGATGAAGTCATTTCATTGAATATTCAAAATAATACTAAAGAAAAACAAAAAGTTACAAACGTAATTACCCCGATTCATGATGATATTGTAAAGTATTCATTTGAAAACGGAACTGAATTAGTTTGTACTTTCGACCATCCATATTTTGTAAATGGTTTCAATTTAGCATCATATAAACCTCTTTTGACAAATGATAGATACAATCTTGGAGAAAATGTTTCACAAATAGAACTTGGAGATAGTGTAACTTTAGTTGATGGTTCCAATACAAGAATTGTTAATATTGAAGAGTTAAAATCGAACCCAACACAAACTTTCATATTTGAAGTGTCGAATAATCATAACTTTTTTGCAAACGGAATTCTAACTCACAACAAATTCTGTTTCATATCAGGAACAAAAATTTCAGTAGAAGACGGCGTTGAAAAGCACATAGAAGATATACAAATCGGTGATATGATACTATCGTATAACGAAGAAAAAAAATCACAGGAATTAAAAAAAGTAACAAACACTTTCACACCAATACATGATGACTTAGTCGAATACACCTTATCGAATGGGATTCAAATTACTTCAACCTTTGACCACCCGTATTATATTAATGGTTTACAACTTGCGTCTTACAAACCAGATTGGACTAATGAAAGATACGATTTACCTTCCAATGTAATTGAAATTAAAATTGGAGATTTTGTAAATCTGTCTGACAATACAACATCAAAAATTGAATCTATAGTCGAATTAAGTCGAACTGATACTCAAACATACATCATTTCGGTAGAAGATAACCACAATTTTTACGCAAATAAAATTTTAGTACATAACAAATAAATTTTGAAAAATGGATACGTCAAAACACCCAACATTATATAAAAAAAAACCACTATCGGAAGTTAAAAACAGAACAACTTCTCAATTATCAAATACTGAAAAACAAAGAGTTGAGAATGTAATTGGTAAATTTTTCGAATTGTTCATAAATAAACATTTATGATGGACGCATACAATTACATAAAAAATTGTGTTTTTGTAAAGTTAAAACCGAGTAATATTTCAGGGATAGGTGTTTTTGCACTCAAAGATATCCCTCACGATATTTTTTTATTCGAAAATTGGTCAGGTGAAACTGGATACTTCCCAATCACACAAAATCAGTTAAATGAATTGGACTATGAAGTCTCGAATCATATCAAAGAAATTTTTATTTATTCCTCTGATTTTCCTAAAGACACCAACGTTTATGTGAAACTAACAAATGGATGTCATTGGATTTATACAAATCCATATTATTTTATAAACAGTGGAATCTACGAAAAAAAATCTAACGTGGACAAAGATAGTATGAAATCCTTACGTTTTATACGAAAAGGAGAAGAGTTGTTTAGCAACTATCCAAGATATGAAAAGTTAGAAAAAGTTAACTTAATATAATATGGAAAAAATACGAATCGGAGAAAATGAATTTGTTTACAGAAGTAAGTACCACGGATTGTTTACCAAAAATGATTTTTTATACAGATTTGCACAAAACAAAAAAATTAGCACAATTCCAGATGATAATTCTATTTGGATTGAATTTGAATGTTCCGAATTTAAATCGATTGATTCTTTTATAATAGACTTGATTGAACGAGAAATTGTTGGGAGTCAATTTAATTATTACGCGAAACATTCTTGGGTTTACACACAAAAAAAAGGATTTGATATGACGTATATGCATCAACATCTTCTATTACACTCAAGTACAAATAGATCTACTATAAAATCTGACTATACTTTTACGTTTTATGTACAACAACCAAGTAACTTGACAGAAGATGAAGGAAAAATAGTTTTTAAGACCAAGGATGGAAATATTCATAAATTTTTACCTCAGGAAATGGACTTATTTATATTCCCTGCAGACATGTATCATACGGCAGTACCAACGCCGAAAAATGACGAATTAAGGGTAGTTTATGCGGGAAATATTGCATATAACTTTTTGGATAAATCCCCTAAAAATCTCAATTTAATTTAGTTTCCCTAATGAAATTAATAACATCAGAAGAAATTTCGTTAATAGAAAGTCTTTTTTATGGATTAAACGAGTTCCGAAAAAGAGATAGAAGTTATGAGGTCAAAATTATCGAATCAGAAATCATTATCCCAATAAAAATCAAGTTATTGAATTGGGTTTCAGAATCTTTAAATTTAAAATTCCACTCTTTCAATCAAAAATTTCAAATTTTACGATACGATACGAATGATTTTTTTCTTCGTCATAACGATGACGACATTAAATACCGAAACGCATTTGGTAAAAATAGATATTTGGTCACTGGATTTCATTTAAATGATGACTATACTGGCGGAGATTTCATTGTATATAATCCAAAATACGTCCTCACCAAAGAAATTGGGGTCCCTTATGTTTTCGAAGCTAATAGAGACCACGAGGTAAAAATTGTGACTAGTGGGACTCGGAGAAGTGTTGTAATGTTTATAAATCACGAAGATGTGATTTCATCGAATAATAAATTATTATGATGAGTTATAATTTACCGAAAAAAAAATGACACACAGTGTAAAATATAATTGGGAGTTCAATAAAGAAGAAATAGTTCAAAAAATTTATAAAAATAAAACTTTTCTAAAACAACTTAACGGTAATACATCACAAAACACAGATGAATTAATGTTTTGTTGTAAAGAATTTGACTCCATCAAAAATTTTGTCGTTAATCAATATTTTAAATTGAAAGAAACTGAAAAGGTGGATTATGCGGTCAGTATGTGGTCCTACATTCAAACAAAAAATTTACCTCCATCAAATTATATTTGGCACACGCACTCAAAATTAGATGGTGGTAGAACCCAATTAAAAACTGATTACACATTTGTTTTCTATGTACAAATACCTCCCAATTTAGAAAATGGAGAAGGTGACTTATTAATAAAAGATAATGATAATTCCATTCGCACAATAACCCCAAAAGAAGGAGAAATCATTTTTTTTCCTGGATATTTATGGCATGTTCCAACACACACACCGACAGCAACTATCGACAGAATTGTTATTGCAGGAAACATAACTTCGGAATTTTTATTAAATACCTCATTGATATAATAGACATGATAACTTACATACCAAATTTTCTAAGTAACCCCGAATGTGAATATTATATTGATTTGTTCAAATCAAATGATGTAGAATTTATGGAATGGATTCAAACGTATAATAAATTTGGTGATGATGATGTGCTAAAATTTTATTATAACGACTTGACAGAGAATAGATTTGAAACCGATAAATTTCCAAATTATATTTTCAAAACATTAAGAATACAAATGGTGAACGAATCTATAGACCAATGTAAAGCTCCACACACTCATGTGAATCCATGGTCGTTTGTTATTTTCCTGAATGAAAATTTCATTGGGGGAGAATTAGTTTTCGATAATATCGAATATGAACCAAAAACAGGAGATATGGTTTATTTTTCTGGGGAAGAGAGGCACAAACTTAACAATTGTGTCGGTGATAGATATACTCTCATCGGAGGGATGCAAAATAATCCTTTAAACGTGAAAACAGGAAAATTAATTTGAATGTGGAATGATTGTTTATTATGAAAATTTTTTGAATTCATCAGAATGTGAGTACTTTACGGATTTATATAAAATAGAAAACGACCAGTATTGCGATGATGATATTTACAAATTTTATTTTATTAATTTAATAGGAAGAGAATTAATTACCGATAGGTTTTCAACCTTTATATTCAAGAAGTTTAGAGTTCAAATGCTCAACGAATCAATAAATCAGTCTACTATCCCACATCGGCACGTAAATCCTTGGTCTTTCATTATTTTTCTTAACGATAATTTTACAGGAGGTGAAGTAATTTTTGACAAAATAAGCTATACCCCCAAAACAGGAGATATGATTTATTTTTCAGGTGAAGAAAACCATAAAGTCAATAATTGTATTGGAAATAGATATACCTTAGTTGGATTTATGCACAATAACCCAATGAATGTAAAAAAAAACACTCTTATATGAAAAAAAAACTTCTTATAACAATGGGATGTTCCTTCACAGAGGGAGTAGGATGTTATGACCCTGAAGTTGTCTCATACAAAGTTGGTGATAAAACAAAGTATAAAAAAACAGAAGAAGTTTATTACATTAGTAAAGAAAGATTTCACAGATACTCTTGGCCATCACATCTTCAAAAACAACTCAATTATGATACTCTAATCAATTTAGGGTTCGGTGGGTCATCCACCTCAGGTAATGTAAAAGTTTGGTTTGAAAAATACTATAATAAAAATTTTTCTGACGAGTTTGACGTTTTAGTTCTTTGGTTATTACCATCTCCAACTAGATTTTCATTCTACAGAGATTCCACACTGATGAATATAAACCCACTGATGGAAAAAAACATTTACAATGTTCATAGTTACGAAATCGGAAAAGAATATTTGAAATTCATAAATGATTTAGATATGGACCCAATTCTTGAACAAATTTTTTATGTCAAAATTATAGAAGAACACTGTATTTCCAAGAAATACAAATTTCTGTATACTCCAATTGATTACCGTCAAAATACTTTTTTTGAAAAATTTCACAATATAAATAATATGATGAAATTTAATCAATCTATTTTCCCTAACTTCGAAGAAAACTCAAATATGAAATCACTTGTTTGTAGTCATCCAAATGAACTTGGTTATCAATATGTCTCTGATAATTTATATAATTGGATTAAAACAAATAATCCCGAAATTATTTCAGATAAAAAACCAAACAAATTTGAATCCAAATGGGATGGTTATCCAATTTTTAACCATTTACGTGAAGTCAAAATACCTATCTAATAATGATAAAAAAAAAATTTTTGTTATTATATATCTATGAACTCAGAGGTAGACTTAAAAAAATATTTTTGTACAGTACCATTCAAAAACTTGGAGATTCACACTAATGTCTGTTTTGCATGCTGTCCATCTTGGTTGCCAAACAAAATAGAAACCTCAGAAGTTCCTTTGAAGGAAGTTTGGAATAGTACTCCAATGACTGACATTCGGGAATCAATAATTGATGGATCCTTCAAATACTGTGATAAAGAATTATGTCCTTATTTGAGTAAACTTATCAACTTTGGTGAAACATCTGGCCCCGTCCAATTGAAAACTGAATCTACACCTAAATCTCCATTTTTGAATGAAGGACCAAAAGTCTTGGTAATGAATTTCGATAGGACTTGTAATTATAAATGTCCATCTTGTAGAGTAGATTTGATTGTAGAGGATAAAAAAGGAATACAACGAGTAGAAAAAACAATAGAGGAAATAGATTCCTTTTACTCCAAGGACGTTAAGACATTATATATAACAGGTTCAGGGGACCCATTTATATCCGTAGGTTTCAGAAACTACTTGCGTAATTTTGACCCCAAGAAATATCCTAAACTGAAGTCGATTCATTTTCATACTAATGCATCGATGTGGAATAAAGAAATGTGGGATAGTATGCCAAATGTTCACAAATACGTCAAAAGTTGTGAGATAAGTATAGATGCTGGGACAAAAGATACTTACGAAAACAAAACAAGATTAGGAGGAAAGTGGGATAATCTTATAGAAAATTTAAATTTCATAAATACAATTCCGAGTTTGAAATATGTCAAAACATCATTTGTAGTACAAGATTCGAACTACAGGGAGATGGAATTATTCTACAATATAATGTACTCAATTTTCGGAAAAAAAGTTGGGGTGTTCTTTGGAAAAATAACTAACTGGGGAACATTCGGTGAAGATGAATTTAAATCGAAACAAGTATGGGATAATTCGCATCCCGAACATGAATTATTCAAAGAAGAATTCAATAAAATTAGTAAGAACAAATATATGTTCCATAACTTACACGAATTTACAGATAAAACCAAAACTTTGATATAATGAAAATATTGGTATTATCTCATACTAGAAGTGGTTCTACTACCTTATGTAAATGGATTTCGAGGGAGATGAAGATTGAGTTGGATGAAACTCCATATAATAAAAAAACTTTCTATTCAGTTTTTGATAAGAAAGATATAGTTAGAAAAATAGTCATTGAGGAATTCACACCTCCAAACCATGTAATTCTTAAATTTGATAAAGTAATTTGTTTGACCCGTGATGATAGTGTTGAAACTGCGATAAGTTTCATCATGGCAAAAAAAACTGATAAATGGCATGTCGAATATGATATTACTAATGATTGGATTATTGAAAATAAAAATGAAATAATACGGAGGAAAAATTGGTATGATAGTATGAAATCAGTCCTAAAAAAATATGATGTACTACAATTAAAATATGAAAACATTTATATCAATAAAACAGAATTGAAATTATTAACTGACTACCTGAATATTACAAGCCCCCAACATTTACATTTACTTGATTACACTAAAAAATATAGAAAAGATAGATTCCAATTGATTCATGATTTTGAAAGAAAAGATATTATTTAGTGCGAAGGAATGTCAATCTATAATTTGGGACGAAACCAAAAATATAAATAATCATTCCTATGTAAGTGATAGAAGATATAACTCACAGCCAATAAACTATAGTGAAGATACTAAATGGATATTTGAGAAAATATCTGAGTTTTTTCAAGAAGAAACTAAGTTAAAAATTACTACAATCAAAAATAAAATCCACTTTCATAAATTCGTTGCTGGAGATTGGTTTGGAAAACATAATGATGCAATTGACAACAGAGTTTATGCGGTTGGGGTTCTATTGAATGAAAATTTTGAGGGTGGTGACTTTAAATTGTACAATCCCCACGAGTATACGTTAAATAAAACTATTGGAAACAGTTACATATTTGAAGTAAACATAGACCATGAAATCACACCAATTTTAAGTGGAGAAAGATATTCTCTGTTATGGTTTTTACAGAAAGATAATTTGATTACAAAAACAATAATTTAAATGGAAATAGATTTTTGGTTTACAGATATATTCAAAGGGTCAGGTATTCAAGAAATGCTAGAAAAAATAGACACAAATATTTCATTCAAAAATGTTGATACAGACGTAATTGATTCAAATAAATTGAACCTATTAGTTTTTGTTTGGGAAACAAGTCCAAAACTTCCATACACAACATACACTACTTCGGATGAATTTATAGATTTACTCAAAAAACTTCAGAATGAAAAGTTTTACTTCATGGCGGATTTTTCAAGAGAAGCCCATAACAGAGTAGACGATTTGAGCTTGTCTTTTTTAAATAAATTGAAATCCAATGGAATAGACATCAACCGATTAATTCTTGTAAAAAATGATTCCTCAAAAATCGGTTTACACAAAATGAAATATGAGAATTTTACATTGAATACATTTTTCTTTCCCCACTTTTTCTTATCAACATATAACCATCTCAAACAATATATTAACCCCGAAAACGAAAGGACAAAAATAGAACCAGATAAAAAATTTCTGTGTTTAAATCGGAGGGTATTTTATCACAAGTATCAAATTATTGAAGAGTTGTTCAAAAGAGGTTTATTGGATGAAACACGGCTAACTTGGGTGGACAATTATACCCCTCTCAAAATGATCGATTTAGATTTGGCACATAAACTAAAATTAAATGGTCTCGAGTTCAAATCCATACAATTAGAAGGTGATGTCATGTACGGTAGTAGACTATCATATCACGACGAATTCTTATTTACAATTAACCCAGAATGGTATTACAAGAGTAAAGTAGATATAATTACTGAAACAATGTTATATGACGAGGCAATACATATCACCGAGAAAACTTACAAATCAATTTATTTAGGATTACCATTTGTTGTATCCGCGACCAAAGGACATCTGAAACATTTACGAGACATGGGGTTCAAAACCTTTAATTCAATCATAAATGAGGATTATGATGGAATGAGTGGTAAAAATAAAATAAAACACGTTGTTGATGCCGCAATCGAGTTATCAAATGTCTATGACAACCCTGAAGTATTAGAAATATGTAAATTTAATAAAGAATTATATTTTAACCCTGAATTTCGTAAGAAAATTTGTAAAGAATTTTTCTTAGACAAATTACATGAAATCAAAGATAAATCACATTCTAGTTCATTAATTTAAATTTATGGAATCATTGAAATACTGGTCTCCCAATGATTTTGAAATTTCATCATTAAGATATAAACTTAATGGTCAAAAAAGAGTAAAAGAGTTTAGAACTCCAACAAGCACTGAAACTAAATCTTGCACCTATACCTACAATGATTTGGGATATAGAGGAGACTCAATGCATAAAAAGGGCTTTCGTATTATGTCAATTGGATGTTCATTGACTGAAGGAGTTGGTATTAATGATGATGAAACATGGCCCAATCAATTCACAAAAATGATTACTGATGGTGTAGATTTAAACTTTGGTTGTGGAGGAAGGAGTAACGATTATATTAGTCGGTGTTTGTTGAGTTATTATGATTTGATTAAACCCAACTTAGTTTTAATAATGTACACTTCTTTGGAAAGACGGGAGGTTTGGGCTAAAATTGATGGGGTAAAACCATTTATGCCTCCTTGTTGGGGCTATTTAAGAGAAACTGATGAAGGAAAAAAAATATGTAATAATTTGATTGATTTACAAAACGGTGATTCTGATTTCATAAACTGGTATAAAAATCATTTGTTAATAAAATTATTCTTGGAATCAAAAAAATGCAATTGGATTTGGAATGGTTCGTTTGGAGTTCATAAAGAGTTCAAGGAATACAATAGATTTGACGGAGATTATATGAGTGATTCATTTATTGACTTAGCATCTGATGAGTCCCATCCAGGCCCAAAACATAATAAAGAATACGTTATTAAATTATTCAATCATTTGAACCAAAACTTTCCGAATTATTTATCGAATGATCACCATTCTATTAACCAAAAATTATTTTAAAAATGAAATCTCTCCAATTTTGGAAACCTGAAACATTCGAAATTTCTTCATACAAATATCACCTTGACGGTAAGAAAAATAAATCCTTTAGTACATCAGGAAGTGATAATACAGGATTGTGTACATATACATATAATGAATTAGGATTTAGGGGAGATTCAATCAATAAATCTGGATTCAAAGTAATGTCGATCGGGTGTTCATTAACCGAAGGAGTCGGTGTAAATGACGATGAAACTTGGCCTTACCAATTTACCCAACTCATACCCGACAGTGTGAATTTAAATTTTGGGTGTGGTGGTAGGAGTAATGATTATATACTCAGATGCTTAGTCACCCACTATGATTTAATTAATCCTGATTTGGTATTAATAATGTATACCTCTCCTCAGAGAAGAGAAATATATACAGATAATGGTGGGATTGAACCATTTATTCCAACATTATCTTGGGGGTATATGGATGAGACTGAAAGAGGAAGAGAAATCCAAAACTGCTTGATAGAATTACAAAATGATAATGAAGATTTTATCAATTGGTATAAAAATCACATAACTACAAAATTATTTTTGGAATCAAAAAATTGTAATTGGTTATGGAATGGATCATTTGGTATACCTAAAAAATACTCGGAATTCAATAGGTTTGATGGTGATTATATGAATGAACCATTTTTGGATTTGAGTGTTGAAGGTTTACATCCTGGTCCAACACATAATAAATCTTATGTGGATAAATTGATGAACCATATACAAGACAATTTCCCGAATTATTTAATCAAATGAATTCAGACTCACTACGATATTGGACTCCCAATCAATTTGAGTCTTCGTCCATGAGATTCAAAATAAACAAAAAAAAGATTCAACTGGGGACTGATAATACTGGATTATGTACTTACACCTATAATGAACTCGGATTCAGGAGTGATTCAATATACAATAAGGGATTCAAAATCATGTCAATAGGTTGTTCAAACACTGAAGGAGTAGGTGTGAATGATAATCAAACTTGGCCTCATCAATTTTCTAAATTGATTTCCAATGGAATAGATTTAAATTTCGGTGCATCGGGTCGAAGTAACGATTATATTTCAAGATGTTTGTTAAGTTATTATGACTTGATAAAACCTGATTTAATTTTGATAATGTACACTTCACCTCAAAGACGCGAGGTATATACAAAAAATTCAGGAGTAAAACCTTTTCTGTATGAAGATTCTTGGGGATTTTTGCGTGAGGCCGAAGAAGGCAAAATGATTCAAAATAATTTACTTCTATTACAAAATGAGAATGAAGATTTTATGAATTGGTATAAGAATCATTTATTAATTAAATTATTTTTAGAATCAAAAAAATGTAATTGGATATGGAATGGTTGGTTTAACATTCCTCCTGAATATTTAGAATTTAATCGATTTGATGGGTTATATGGAAAGTTTGTGGATTACGGTACTGATGGAGGCCATCCTGGCCCCCAACACAATAAAACATATGCAGAAAAACTATTCAAACACATAGAGACAAACTTTCCAAGCTATTTACCAAATGAAAATCAAACTTACACAAGTAATTTGATTTAATGGTTGTAAATAAAAGGATCTCTTTTCTTTAATTCTTCAATTTTCTTTTTCAATTCTTTTTTTCTTTTTCGTTCCTTAATTTTTTTAAGGAACCAATCTATAATTTTTTTCATAGTATTTTGTGTATTATATAGTTATCTAAAACTAGTAAGTCTAAATCAGTGTCCTTGAAAGTTTCTATTGCGTCATAGGGAGTCAATACCATTGTTTTATCTTTAACATTGAAGGATGTATTCAATATAATTGGAAATCCACTTAGTTTTTCAAACTCGATTAATAAGTCGTGAATAACAGTATTTTCATAGACAGTTTGAATTCTTGAGGTTCCGTCCACGTGAACAACAGCCGATAATTTATCAACATATTCTTCTCTAACTTTAACAATCTGATTCATATATGGTACGTCATCAATAGCATGAAAAAACTTATTTTGTTTCGCTTTGACTACCATAGGAGCGAAAGGACGAAACCCCTCTCGTTTCTTAATCAATCTATTAATTCTTGATTTCATATCGGGTACAGTAGGGTCTGCTAAAATAGACCTGTGTCCTAAGGCTCTTGCTCCGAATTCGATTCTGTCTCTATACCATCCAATTACTTTTCCTTCATGAATTTTTGTCACGATGTATTTTATTAATGTATTGTAATCGTGAATTTCAAAAAAATTCAAATTTTTAGTGTGACCCAAATAAAATTCAACATCGTACTTTGGTCCTAAAAAAGGATTCTTAGTAACTCTTTTTGTTATTTTTTTATTTTCTACAAGGTAATGAATACAAGCACCAACACAGGACCCCGCATCTGATGGAGCAACTGGAATCCAAATTTTTTCAAAATCAGAGTTGGATACTATCTTCCCATTCGCAGTACCGTTGTATGCCGAACCACCTCCTAAGCAAAGATTATTACTACCAAGATTTTTCAAACTTTTGATAATATCGAATAAAACTTCTTCGTATCTTAGTTGAACTGCAGCTGCTAAATTTTGATGAATTGTTGTAATTTCTTCGTCAGTTAATCTTGGCGAAATACCTAAATGTACTATTAGTTTTTCGTTGAACATCAATTTTTCTGACTTATCCCAACAAAAAACATTCATATCACAGATTAATTCCCCATCTTTGAATTTTATTAAACTTCTAACTTTTTCAATATACTCTTGAGGGTCTCCGTATGACGCCAAACCCATTAATTTATATTCCCCTTCATTTGGCTTGAACCCCAAATACGAAGTCATTGTAGAATAATAAAGTCCTAATGAATTTGGATATTTCCCTAAATCATGATATTCAATTCCATCATCATCTGCTAAACCAAAAGATAATGTATCAATTTCTCCAACACCATCAATAGACAAACATATCGCCCTTTCAAAATCGGAAGTGAAAAAAGAATAATACTGATGGGACAAATGGTGTTCGGAGTAAAACACTCTCCCCTTAAATGGTTTCAAATGTTTATTTACATCTGAAATATTTTTTAAAATTTTAACTAATGATTTTAAAGAATATTTCGGTGACGTAAAAAAGTTTTTCTTAATGTTACTCAGTACTCTTTTTAGTTTCAGATTGAGGTCTTCATAATAACAAACCATTTCAATATCATCATAGGTAATACTATAATGACTAAAGATGTATTCAATTGTATTAATTGGAAAAGAACTATCGTGTTTAATTCCCGTAAATTTTTCCTCTTCACAAGCAAACACCAACTCCCCGTCTTTGAATAGACAGGCGGATGAATCGTGATAAAAGGATGAAATACCAAGTACGTACATTATATATTATCTTTACCGATTATTTCGAATTTTGGACATGGTACAATAAATTTACCTCCACGTTCTAAAAATTCATGTTCTCTTTCAATAAATTCAGAAATAAAATGCCAAGGCAATACTAACATATAATCTGGGTTCATTTTTCTAACGTCATCTTCAGATAATATTGGAATGTTTGTACCTATTGTCTTATACCCATATTTGTAAGGACTTCGTTCAGCGATTACATCAATTAAAGTGTTGTCTATACCAAAATATTGCAACAAGGTGTTTCCTTTACTCGAAGCTCCGTAACCACAAATTTTCTTCCCTTTTGCCTTTTCTTCCCTTAAAAAATCTAGTGTTTGTTTTTTCAAATCTTGTACTCTTTGATAAAAATCCGACCATGTTTCTTCTGAGTCCAAATTTTGAGTTTTTTCCCAATTCAATATTGATTCAACTCTAACATTACAAACATCTCGATATGGTCTAGTCGCAAATTTAGTTTCATCAGAATTTTCTTTCTTAATATAAATTCTAAAACTTCCTCCATTCACATCATTAAGTTGACAATCCACAATTTTTAATCCCGCCTCAACCATTAGTTTATTTAGTGAAGAAAGAGACCAATAATAAACATGTTCGTGAGTTATATTGTCAAACGCCAACTGTTTAATCATCAATGGAGTGTAGCTCATTTGTATAACAAATAACCCATCATCATCAAGAACTTCATTGACATCATTCAGAAAATCAATCGGTTCATCCAAATCATAAAACATTGCAATACAGGTAATTACCTTAGCCCTTTTTTCCGCAAACTGAGATCTCTTATAAGATTCCAAAGTAAAATAATCTTGAATTATCTCATCAGCAACCTGTCTTGATTCAACTGTAAATGTATCATCTGTCGGGTCGATTCCCAATTTTTTAATATGACTAGGTACGTATTTGAAAAGAGTTCCGTCATTACACGCGATATCCAACCATAAATCATTCTCTTCTAATTTTTGTACTTTCAAAATGTTTTCAACAATACCCATCAATTCATTTCTCATGGTTGTGTTGGTTCCACTTCTATACCAATATTTCCCGAACATTGAATGGATTGGAGTACATTTTTCCAATCTTGCAGCTCCATACCGTTCATCAATCATTAGTGTTAAATCGTGTTTTCCAGCTCTTCCTTCTTCATCTTGTTTGATGAAATCGGATACATATAAGTCACCGAAGCTAAATAATTTTTTCATATTAAATTTCTATCTCTTTTAAATCCTTCATTTTGCCCCCAATCCATGAATTTATCAAAAATTGAAGCATTAGTAATCTCTTCAGGTTTTAAGCCTCTCACGTTTGGTCTTACTAATTTTAAATCAAAATTTGGTAATTGAACAACATAATAGTCCAACTTCAATATTTCTTTTGCAAATTCAGTATGAATATTACCTGGCATTGTAGTTGGAAGACTATCAATTACATTAAATAATGTTTTGAAATGCCCCATAAAAAAATATTCTACTAAATAATATTCTTCTTTTGATGGCTTGCCAGTAATATATATTGGAGTTAACCCGTAGATTACATCTTCTTTTACGAATGTCGAATAGAAATCAGGAGTATAGTTGTAGAACGAATAATTGTCAGGTCTTGTTAAGATTAACATTTCATAATCAACTCCACTTTCTTTAATCATATCCAATGAACTCTTCATCAAAAATAAATGTTTGTCGTTGTGAAAGGCCCTATCTCCCGAAAAATCAAAATCATTGACATCATACATTTTGATTTTTGCATTGGGTATATGTTCAAGAATCATGTCTTCGGTAATATCTTCTTCGATATGCATGTTTAAAACTTTGCTCGATTGGACTGATTTTTTCCAAGTCGAAAAATATACATCACAATCCAAGTCATTCAAAAATTTCCAAGACTTGACCGCAATGTCAAATTGTCTACACATTCCTGAAACTAATACCGCAGTCTTCATAATTTTAATATAATTAAATTATACAAATTTTCAATTAAGTTTTAATCTTTTTTTAATTGCTGTTGTGGAAACATCTTCAGTATATGGAAGGTAAATAAGAACGATCTCATTATCATCCAACCATTTTTGTGTAAAATTCATTTGTTTGTAATAATCTTTTTTAGCCCAATCACTTCCAATGACAATAAATTTTGGATTCACAGAAAGTATTGTAGGTTTTGAATCTTCACCTTCACTATTCGGAATCACCTCATCAACATATTTACAACTTACTAATACTTTTTTCCTATCTTCATAACTAATGATGGGATATTCTCCTTTATATCTGTGTATAAATTCATCCGTGTTTAAAGATACTACCACATAGTCTCCAACCTCTTTGCATTGACGCAAGAAGTTTACATGTCCACTATGGAATAAATCAAAAGTACCACCAGTATAAACTTTGCGATTACTCAAACACATCTTAAAACATCATTCAATATCAACCACACACGTTCAACAGCTTTATTTGCTGTGTCCTGTACTTCATTATGGTTTACACCCGACTTCCCAACAATATTTGT